ATGAAATATGTTCACGCCTTTGTCTAACGGCGAAACATTCCAATCCTTGTAGGTATCAGGATGATCACTTAAAATTAAGTTTTCAATGATAGAATTTGGACCAAATTGATCTTCACCCTTACCAGATCTTGGGTTAGCCATCATAAAATTGGCAATAACTAAAACTTTTTCCAGATTTTGACAAACCTTTAAAGTAACTTCTAGTGCTCTGAGTGCTGGGTATTTGTATTCTACTTTTTCTTCTGTTGTTTTCTTCGAATCTACGAAGTAAGTGGTATCTAAGTAAATGATTCCTGGATTAAAATTTTCCTTACACGATTCTTTTGTTATTGCTTTTGTCCACTCATCTGGGATCCAATTTGCTTGACCCCAATTTTTCTCATTTTTTTTAATAATTTTACCATCAATATCTACGCCGTAAATATTTTGCAAAGGAACAAACTGTCCGTTTGGTCTAGGCTTAATTAATTGAGATACTTCGCTACCTTCGCTTTTATCCTGAACATTAGACAAAAAATAGTATTGCCTATCGGCCATAACACTGTTGCCAGTGAACAGTGGGTAAATATGACCTATATGTAATTCTCTTGTCAAATATTTTTCTTTAGAAGAACAATAATTTGGCTGTTTTGTATTAAAATAAGTCATATAAGCTGCCGGAATTTTGAACACAAAAATAAACATGGGGGAGATATTCCTCCCCCATGTTTATTATTTAGGCTTTTCTTCGCTTAGTAACAGCAGCCTTAACAGCAGCAAGCACCTGAGTAGGCTTGGCGTTAATTTCAACACAACGCCTCTTAACATAAGAATTGAGGCGGCGGGTGGCATGAGCCTTATAGGCAGGATTAATATCGGCATTAAGCATACTGCTAACAACATCTTCGATTGTAAAAATCTTCACGGCATATACTCCGTTTAAGTAAAAGGAAACAATGGGCGTGGATGCCCGACAACAGAACAGCGTACCAAGAGGAAACTTCTCTTGCCGATTCCCTAGATATAGCCGTTTTTAATGGCGTTTTTTATTTCTTCGGCAGTTACTTTTCTGCCTATAGTGTCTGATACACTTTCAACAAAGTGTCTTTCAATATCTCTTTGGACTTCTTTATAATACATTGGTCCCATTTTCATGGCTTCCATAAGAGATTCTATGTCAACCTGCCAATCAAGAAGTTCTCCATCAATAAATATGGCTTTTTCAATTCCGCCACCTTTAGCGGGTCTCATTTTAACTTCAAATGTTTTTCTATTTTCTTCCATAATTATTAATATAGTTTATTCTTAATAATTACTTCTCGGGCAGTGTAGAGACTCACCGGCTTTGTGATAACCATCTACATATCCTTTAGATATTATTTCTTGAACAACCTCTGACTCTAAATCTATTTTATCTTTATCTTTTTCTTCATTTGAAGTGTATTCAACAGTAGACTCATCATCTTTAGAATCTACTGAGGTCTTCATAAAATTATCATACCCTCTTTTGTAGCCAATTTTGTATGCAATTTCCGTTTGATCTTCATCAAGATAATCTGAATTTTCCTCTTCACTTATATCTTCTGTCTCTACATATTCTTTTGCCAACTCTTTTATTGAGTAGTTTTTATATTGGGGTTCAGTTAAAACCAAAATGATAGCCAAAAAAGAAACTACAAAAACCACGAAAGAAAAAGCATCAATTTTCATTTTTTATCCTTAAAATAGAGTTAAACGTTCTCAACATTGAGTTATTCATCACAACAGGAGAAAGCACCTAGCTTATAAGCCTGGATAGCTTTATCTTTTTGCTTCAATTCTATATCACAATCAAAATCTAGTCCGTAGGTGTTGAACTTTTTACTTGCATAATCAGCGTGAGCGCGAGGATTATTTCCTTCTCTGCTCTCGCTGTAGTGAAACAAGGGTTTAGTGCCCCAAGTGTTAAAACAAGCATGAATTGCTTCTTCTTCGCTCATATTGTCAGGATTACAAGCATGATGAAGATAATCAAATGTAATTGGCAAACAAGTTTTCTCGTGAAAATACTTTAATTGTCGAACACTCCAACAATTTAGTTTATCATCATTCTCAATTACCAATCGAGCCCTACAGTTAGCATCTAGTTTTTCAAAATTATTTAAAAATCGTTCAATCACTTCATCATCAGATCCCAATTTATTGTTGATGTGCAAATTCATTGGATTAACATGACTTGCTTCGCAGCCGATTCGGTCAAAGAATTTACTATAGAAGTTGAGTTCTTTGATAGTTTTTTCAACAGCAGGAATATTAATGGACGCCAATACATTAAACTCACTTGGGTGAGCAGAAACACGCACATTGGTATCAGATATAGTTTCTTTGATTTGATCAAAAGCCATTTCAATCTCATCATAATTAACTAAATCAGTAAGTTCTGTTTCAACCTCATCACAAGTGATCAAAGGAAACAAATCACTGCTGACTCGATAGCAATAATCATTATCAGCACAATATTTGATGGATTCATTGGTGACAATCAAATTATTCAGAATTCGCGATCCAAGAATCTTTCTTGCTTCATCTTTTGGCAAAGCAAGAAAGCGTGTCTTGGTCATTTTCTGGAACTTAAGAGGCGATTCACGCTCTTGAAGAATCAAAGATATACAACAAAGCCCCAGTTTCATATTTATGTATCTCTTTTTTCTCCATGAACAAATTTAACAGTAGGGAATCTTAAAGAGGTTTCACCCTTTTCGTTAAAAGACTCTGAGAAATATTGGACGGTGAGTGTCTTCCCAATAATTTTTTCTGGATTCTTGTAATATAGCCGTCGATCTTCGATTGTCCATCCTGAACCAACACGAACAGGAAAACCCTTGTGTTTGATTGTGACGCACGAAAGCATGGTTTCCTCTACTTCCTTGCCGTCTACTACTAAGCGGAATGGACCATTTTCAACATCAACCACTTTATATTCTGCGTCGAAGAAGGTTTTTACCTTTAAAAGATTTTTTGATCTTTTTCCTTCATATGCAGAATCTCGTCTAATCATAATACCCTCCCAGTTTTTATCACTTGCTTCTTTTAATAGTTCAGCAAAGTGATCCTTGTCTTTAACGACAGTTTGCTTTAAAAGCTGGAGGTAATTATTTTTCTCAGGTATTGTTTCTTTTAGATTCTGGAGTCTCGTGGATAATTTATCCTTGCTCTTCTTGTTAAAAAAATCATTGATATCAATCATATCGAAAATTTTATAAGCAGGATTAGGTATTGTGTAGTCTTTTTTCCTGATCAACTTCATTATTGATTGAAAGTCTTCTACACCGTTTTTAATGGAACACAACTCTCCATCAAAAACAACATTCTTTAAGCCCAAGGCTTCTATTTCTTTCTCGACAACTCCAAGGGTTGTGAATATTTTGCCTTGACGGCTATAGCTTGTAACCTTACCGTTTTCATCAATAACACAAGCACATCTAACCCCGTCCAACTTGTGCGAGGCATACCAAGTATCTTTAAAGTTTACATTCTTTTCATCATATTTATCAGCCAAAGCTACTTCAAATTCCGGAATTAGATTCTTAATTGCCGAATTGATTGTCTTTTCTGCAGTTCTTGTTTTAAGATCTTTGTCTATAATCGTGTAGACAATTTCTTTGTATTCTTCATTATTTTTGATATATGCATTAACTGCTCCAACCGCATCATGACCAGTTAATTTTCTTAACCTCAAAGAGTCAAGTAATTCAAATATACATTCAAACTGTTTGCCAGAAAGATGAATATTCTTTTCGCAAACATCGCTTGTTATATAAAATTGATAAAAAGGATTGTATGTGTAATAAACAATATTCTTTAAATCTTCATCGTTAACAAGATATTTCTTAAGAATCTCTTTTTTCTCAAGAGAGCTAGACGTAGCCTTTAATTCATCTACTAATTTTTTAACTTGATTTAAAATCATAATAATATATTTTCTTTAAAAAAAATACACGGGGGGATATAGGGCTATCCCCCCGTGTAAGAATAAAAACTACTTGGTGATCTTTTCGATAGCCTTGACAGCAGAAATAATTCTGTCTGCGCCAAGGGAATCATAAAGACTCTTAACAGCAAGAAGATCTTCAAAAGAATCAGACACATTTGATTTGTGTCCACTCATCCTTCTTTTTGCAACAGAAACGGGCTTCTTGTTACCAGTCTTAATCTTACTCTTGATAATACTCACATACTTATTATCAATAGTAATTCCCTTTTCCGACATAATTTTAACTATGTCCATTGGCTTTAAAGTTGGATCCTGGCTAAGGATATCCTTAACCATCTTAGTCTTTGAAATCTTCTTTTCTTCGATCTTTTATTCCGACATAATAAAATCCTTTAAATTAAAAGAATTAGGTGAAACAACACGTTTCACTCAATCATCAACAAAAACACCTGAGATGGTTTTTAATCATCTCCAGTGTTTAGACTTATCGCCAAGAACGAACTCGATACCATCTGCCGTTTTTACCCTGGGCACTGGCGTCACCAGTTAAAGTCATTCTGCCGCTGGGTGTGCAGGTGTTGCAATTTGGTGAAGATCCGTAACCAACACCCTCAAAACTACCAATACAACTCCAAACGTGACCAGTGATGTTATTTGCAGCCATGTAATTAGCTTCTGCTTGGCATCTTTCTTGATCACTATTTCCCTGAGAATTTGGCACAGAATTGGTGTACGAATAAACCTTTTCTTCAGATGGAATAGAAGAATAGGTTGGGGTGGAATAAGTGTAATTCTTCCTCCTTGGAGCAGCATCAGAATAATTCGAAACCACCAAAACAGTCACAATAGCAAAAATGAAACTCTTGGAATACATGACCATCCTCCTTGAAACAGAACAAACAGCACAATTTGTTCTAATCGTGAAACACGCTCTGTGCTGAGCTACCTTTGAAATAGTATTTTTTGTAACCAAGTTTTTCTATAAAGTCAACAGCTAGTTCTACACAACCTTCTGTTTCTTCTTCGACAACGTACTCTAGCTTGGAGTGCTGATTATAATAGCCAGTCGGAAGAACACTACAACAAAAATCAAATTTTTTCCTGAGCTGGACAACATCGGTAAACGGATCTTTTGATATGTTTTTTACACCATGGTTGTCAAGAACATTTTTTATTACTTTAAAATAATCATCGGACCAAAGCTTGTGACCCATACAACTTTCGCTAAACCAGTCGTTAGTTGGTGCGTCGAACTGTATAGCATATCCTACGTCATTAAAA